CAGTTTTGCGAATAGTCCTGTCAATAAACTTATTAAACTGCTTCCGAGGTATCTTGTAAAAATTTGCAACTTTAATAACTAAGGCGTCGATGAGTTTATAGTATCCTTCACAAAATTCTTTGCCTTCTTCTAGGCTGCTGGTGTCTTTGTAAGAGCGACCGCCTAGTTCAAACTTCTCGCCATGCTTGGTATGAGCTAGTTTGCCAGTGAAAGCATTACCTTCTTCCATTTCGTTACATTCACAATCTTCACAACCACAACTTGAACATTTGCCTTCTTCAACTGCTGATTCTTTTACATAAGCATCCTCGTAGTAGGGTTCGTCAGAAAGCTCTTCAAAAAAATGATCAGTTACTTTACGGTGAGCCTTAATAATTTTAGTGCTTAATGGTTTGCCTATTAGGTCATCTACTTTACCGTATACCTGATAACCATCACTGGCTGTGAATTTGAGATAGACCCTTTGCTTGTTATCGTATATTTCAAAGTAAAATTCGCCGTCGTTGTCTTGTCGAGTCAGCACAGTATAATTTTTATCACCTGCTTTAACAGTAGTTTCTGCTTCGTATTCTGAAGCACTTGCAACACCATATCCACCTAGATGTGGTTCTGAGAATTTAGGTGCGCCCACCACTTCGATTCTAACTTTAGAATCGCTTTCTGCCATACTTTCATTTAGTTTTTGTGTTTTTTTTGCTTTAGAATCCAAGCTGTTAATAGTGCTTAGAATACTGTACATATCGTTTAGGTTTTTCTTACTCATTTTAGCGTCCTTTTACTGGGCTAGGAATTTTATTTTGTTGTTTACTGCCAACAGGTGCTTTAGTTCCTATTGTGAAATCATTTGTAGTCTTTCCTGTAGTAACTACTGTTTTTCCGTCTGTTTTGTCTTTGCCTGCAATATCATATTTTCGTGATATTTTACTTAATTCTTTGATCAGACCATCAATACGTTGCTGGCCAGCAAAGCTCTGTGCTTCTTTATCAAAAGCTAATTCTGGTTCGTTTAACAAGGCACCTTCATGATCTTTGCCATGTGCTTCAAATTCTTCATTAAACAAATATTGATCTAAAGGAAATACACATACGCAATCAGCTTTTAAGCTGCAACGCTCTATCACTAATTGACGAACTTGAGCTGGAACTGTTGGATATGCTAATCCTACGTCTATAATAAAGCATTCACACGGGCCTACCTTAGGAAAATCGCGATGTTCTTGGATAGGTAAACGTTTAGGAGCAGTGATGGTCTCTAGCTTAAATGCTTCGAGTGATTCACGGATCTGCTTCTGACACTTGTCATCTAGATCATTGGTGGCAATCTTGATGCGAAATTCAAAGATCTTTTTAGATTCGTAGTAATATGCTTGGAAACTTTTCATGGTTTAATGCCTTGTTATTACTCTATTTATTCAGTGTTGCGAGTTTTCATTGTCTCCGCGAGACAATATCTGTTGCAATAGTGTATTTCTATCTAACACAATCCCTTGGCCTTCAACAGACTCAACAGCATTGTTATCCTGTGTTTTGTTGTCTTTGACTACCTGATGATCCAACTTGGCTTTTTGCAATTGCAATTGAATCATCTTGAGCTTCTTGTCCATTTTAGCTGTTTTAGCTGTAATACTATGGCCTAGCATAGTGCCAGCAGTTTGCAAAATCACACCAGCAAATCGCGGATCTACGTTCATGCCCAAATCTATTAAATCTTGAGCTTTTTCTTTGGCAAAGTCTGCTAGTTCATCTAGTTCTGCGTCGCCTACATCTAGATCTCTGACGCCAGGCAGTGCTGCATCAATTTTGTCTAGTGCATAATCAACTTCTTGAATAATTTGCTGATTTTCTTCAATAAATTCTGCACTTTGTTCAGGACTTGTGTCGGGTATTGTGGGTAGATTTAGTAAGGATTGTAGTTTTTGTGTCATGAGATATTTACTTTGATTTTCCTTGAGCGAACAAGTCGTGTTCTGTAATCACTCTAAAACTAATATTATTAGCTTTACAAAATGCTTGGGCTGCTGCCCATTTAGCCATATTTAGAATAGCTGCTGCTTGTGCATGTTTACTGTTTTTTGCTTCTGCGAGACTAGTTTCTTTTTTGGGTTTTATTTCCCATATTTCAGCATGAGTGGTGCTGTTAGCATCAATATATGTAACAAAAAAATCAGGCACATAGATTGTGTTTTTGTTTGTAAATGGATTGCGATAGTTGATATGAATAGCTTCATTTGCCCATTGTAAAATAGCAGGGTTGTTGTCACACATTCTCATCACTGAATGTTCCCACGATGATCTATAATGTGGTGCTTTTTTTCCTACATATTTCTCAGGGTGTAGTAGTTGATAGAAACCATTCGCATATTTGCTCATATCACACCATTATTGCGCGTTTTATATACTTATTGGTTATAGGCTGGTTATTTATACCCAGATATGAGGTACCTACTCTATTAAGATTCAAAAACATAGTCAAATAAGAATTTAACTGTCCGTCAGGAAGATTTGCAAGCTGACTTATAATATCCATTGGATCTGTATTTTGGGCTAACGCGGTGTATATAACAGCACTAGCCAATACTCGTGCAGCTAATTTATTGCCGTTAGTTTGTTTTTCAAAAAAACCAATTATTGCTGCATCCTGGTTATTAGTGACAGTTGCTGGTCTGAGGAATATGTTGTTGAAATATTGTTGTGTTGTGTCACTAGCTGCATTTACAATACTTGTATTTTGTGCTGTCATGGTTATGCGCTCATATTATTATAATTTTTATGAAACTGATTGATTTGTGGGTATAAACAGACCACTACTGTTATTCATATTTGTAGCACTGCCAAATACTGCTTGTTCTTGACTAATTGTCGGAGGTGTCGTCGGAGAATTTAAATATGTTCCAGTTGCATTATCTTTTTGTATGTATACTGTGCCATTACTTGCATACTGAGTAACTAATGCTCCACTGCTGTCTGTTACATTTCTAATACCATACTGATCGGTTGTTGTAGTGTATCCTGTTCCTAAATTAGTAGATGAGTATGATCCGTCAGAATATACAGTAGTAGGTGTAACTGGGGCAGATCCTGTATTATTTGTAGAATATGAACCTGCTATATATTCTCCATTACTTGACATTACAGTAGATTCTGACGTTCTGCCGGTCAATCTATTAACCACTGACCCTGTAACAGATGCAACTTTACTGGCAGCAGTAGCTGCTACTGCTGCAATTGCGCTAGCGCCCACTGGGCCGTATGCGCCATAAGACTGCTGCCCATAAACACCTCCGCCAGTGGCTGCTGCTCCTATTGCTCCTACCCCTAGTGCCCCTGACAATGTTGGTATTTGGAGTCTATTCAGTGGATTATACCCATTCATGAAAATATCTGTGCCTATCTGTTTTAGTTCGGCGCCGGCCATTGCCCCTAGACTTGCACCTTTGAAATTACTAAAAGCTCTAAATGCTGTTAGTCCTGCACCCAGTAAATTACCTTGCCCAAGTTGGTGTTCTACACTATCTATTGAATCAACTAACCCACCAGGCCCAAGGATACTTTGTGTACCCCCGCCTTCCGGTGTTAATGGACTAGGTGAACGATCATAATGAAGTGTAGCAAAATCTGTATTGCCGCCTGCCTGAACATAACCGTAACTATATAGAACTGTCTCGTATGATAAAGTCATTTGATGCTCAAGCGTTCCTTGATCACTGGCAGCATGCTGTCCGTGCTGGAACGAAGTAATAGTCGGATTAATTAAAATATATTCAGTAAACTTCTTCTGATGCAAGCTGTATAAACGTATTGCATTGATCATGCGCTCTGGCTGTCCATAAGTGCTGTACCGATCTGGTGCTACCTGATATCCCCAATCATTGGCTTGCTGTGGAATTTCATACTTATATGGTGCTTTATACGCTGCCAAAGTATAATCTGAATCACGGTAATAAAGACTCATATAATCGTACCAGAAGCTCCGAACAACATCTGCTGAGTCATCGTGAAAAGTAATAGTGACTGGATCGTATTTTATCTTGGTTTGAACGATATTAGGTCTGTTGTAAGCGTTCATAACTTTATTATCAATAGAAAATCTAGGCAAGCTTACTGATTTAACTAACATACCTATTTCAAGTATGCGATCTCTATCAAGTTGTGTATTAAGATTTAAATCAAATGATACGTGAAATAACCAGGAATACTTAGGGCTAAGACGATAGTTGTCGTCTATAAAAAGTCTAGCAGCATGACGAAAGTCTTTTAAACTAGTGCCAGTGCCTAATTCTTTAAGAAACTGATTAAAACTCACAAGAATATTCCATGATTTACTTGTATTTATCCAAGAAAAAACCCGACTAAGTCGGGTTTTCTCAGGAATAGCTTTAAATGCTATTAACCAGTCGTCAACGTGCCAATGGTTCTAGCTACTGCTGTACCAATTCCTGTCCCAGACGGTGTTTGAAGAGCATTATCAAATCTTACATTCAGCGCAATTTGAACTGGATCATTGCTGCCATAGTTCATGTCACCGTAATCAACACTTGTTAGCTGACATCCATATAACTCCCAAGTTTCTAATACATTAGGTTGATTAACACCGTTTCCACCGTCAAGAACTTCAAAACGAAGAACAAACTTATAATCAATACCTGATGCAGCCGACGCTTGTTCAGCAAAATCAAATTGCTTCTGGATTTGTTCACCAACAAGTTTGCTAACAGCTCCAGTAGCATCATCACGCAAGTTAATATTGGTTTCTTGCCATTCAGGTTTTCCCTGAATATACACTTTACTGTTATAAACATCCAATGTGATTGGATTAAAGTTCACACTAGGACGTTTGATATCTACCACTTGCTTGGTGAGATCGACTTTGTTCGAGCTAACACCAAAGTTTTCAAAGCTCGCACGAAAGCGAAACTTCAGCTTAGGCATTAACAGACCTTGGGCCGACGCCGATTGATCGGTTGCCAATGGTACTGTGAATTTAGTTAAGGATGCGACTGCCATTTTATTCTCCTGTTAATCTTATTTACCTATTTTTCCAAATCACTTTCCGAGCCCACTAATGACACCTGGGTTAACCAATCTGATTGGGACGTAAATAAACTCTACGTCACGCATTGGGCTAACCGCAATATCAACATATAGTTCCATTCGGGCGATACGATCTGGCGTATTATTACTAGTGTCGCAGACTACAATATAGTCATAGATACCACGCTTGCTCACCAAATCGTTCATCGCACCTTCAATAACTTGCTTGATTTGGTCACGAGTAATCTTGTCGTTTGGCTCGAACAAGAATGCATTGCCACTGGTTGCTAAAATCGTACGGATATAATTCACCAATCGAGCAACGTTCACACGATCCATTGCGCTGGTCGTTGGATTACGTGTTTTTTGGCCCCAAACAACTAATCCTATTCCTGGCATAATTGTCAAAGGATTAATGTTTAGTTCATACAAAGTATCTCTTAAAGAATGACTCACACCAGTGCGCACAAATTCTCCAGTAACAGTACTGAGATATCCTAAATCTGCAGCATTATCTACTAGACCTCGACGAGTGCCAGCCGGCGCGAACCAAGGATAACTTACATTATCATTATAAAGATAAGCTCTGAGTGCCATGTGACTTGGAGGAACCATTATTTCATTGCCTTGAACATCACTGCTCAAACCACTTGGATAATATACTGCAAGATATGGACTGCTAGTAGCTAGGCCGTCACCATTAGTGTTATTACTCCAGTTACTGAGTTCAACTGAATTTGTACTCAATGTCATTGGGGTATCACCGATGATAAACGCTGTGTTGGCTCTATCATTACCCAATGATACCATTTCATCAATTAGTTCTGGATAACCAGGTGCTGTAATCAGATTAAATTTGAACTGATCTTCACGAACCTGAGTATTAGCAGAAATAGCTGATTGCATAGCAGAGACAACTATCTTTCTTTGTGCATTATGCCCTGCATACATACTACCGTCAGTTTTCAATCCACTGGCTGTTACCCATGTTCCAGTTTGAAGCGAAGCCCAACCTGCGTTATTTGGAGGAGTTCCGCTACTTGATGTAATAGATGTTTTTGCCACATATATCGTGGTTCCATACAGAACTTTTGAACCAGCTGAGTAATTCTGATTTACCCAATCATTAACAGTAAATGTATCCTTATTAAAGTAATCACTCACATAACGCTTGACATTATACCCACTGCGACGGGTGTTGAACAACAACATACCAGCTGGATACAACAATGGGTTTGGTGCGTCTATATCTAGGTAGTCACTACCGTCTAGAGTGGCGATAGGTACTTCATTATCACTCACTGGTTCAGCTGTTCCAGACGAATCCCAGCGAGCATCAGCAAATAAAATACCATTTGCACTAGTTTGATCAGTGTTATCTATAGCGTACCACACTGAACCGTTATATCGACTTAATTTTGGCCAATTTTCTAGATCACTGGTATCTAACCATATATCACCAGCTGCTAATGCAGTACCATCAGATTGCTTAGTTGGAGTTATAGCAGCAACTATTGGTCCATTTGGATCTGTATATGTTAGATTAAACAGTCTAGCGTCTGAACTGACATTTTTATATCCTTTCCACGCAGTTCCGTTGTTAATCATTATATCAACTGCAGTTGCATCACTATTAAACCACAATGTGCCATCTTCTGGATCAGCAGTAGGTGTTGTAAAGCTATATGTATATGAAAGTTCGCTGAATCCTGAAATGATTCTAGTAGTACCAACTACTCTCATATTAGTGATTAATCCTGCTGTTGCTGGAAATCCTGCTTTGTTTGTTAAAACAGTGTGGGTTTCATCGTACAAATATATAGTACCGCCAGCTGTGTGTGAAATACTGATCGCTCCACTATCTTCAACTGTAGCAGAAACATACGGAACGTTAGCTGCTAATATTGCAGCAACAAAATCGTTGAAATTTGTGCCATTTACAGTTACAGTAACTGTAGTTCTTGAAGTAGTTCCTGGTTGAGTTGCACTCAGAATAAATGTACTGCCGCTAGTTATAGGGTTGTCTGGATCAAATGTAGTGCTGCCTATTGCTTTGACTGCACCAAAAACTGTTCTTACCATTGGTTTATAACCGCTCAAACCAGTGCTACTTGTAGCAGAAGACGATTCAGGATCCTGGTCTAACCATAATGTACCTAATCCGATATTAGAACCACCAGTAGTGCTTAATCCTGCCAAAGCACTAGTTTCATTTAAATAAAATGAACTAGATTGAGTAGTCCATGTATCAGTCAAAGAACCATATTCTTTGAATACAAAATTTGCACCATTGCCAGTGGCCCCAGTTTTAAACCACACACTCCCACCAGGTCTGCCTGTGCCGTTGCCTACTGCTGTAGCTCTCCAAGTACTGCTTGGGTCAGCATTCGTTCCAGCTCCCCATAAAACTGTTGGAGAAGTATATGAGCCAACTGTAATTTGTAATTGAGCGCAAATAGAGGAGCCTGAAATAGCCAGTTTACCGTCTATATTGGTACCATCGCTTTTGGCAATAGCACTGCAACTGATTGCCAATCTATTATCTGGTGTAGCCCACGCATGAACACCGGCGATATTAATTTTTGAAACTAAGGCTGATAAAGTTGTACTAGTTAATCCGCTAATAGATTGACCATTAATCAATAAAGTATCAGAAGCAATCTGATTGCCATCAGGTGCAATATTCAATGAACCGCCTGTCGCTGTCCAGACACCACTGGTTACCACAGGCCATGAAAGCTGCCATTCTTGACTGCCAACTAATGTCCAAACATTATCGTGATTTTTGAAGAAAATTCGATTATTGTTGGTGGTAGCAACCACTGCATAAGAATTAATCTGACCGATGCTTGCTCTCGGAGTAGGTTCATCTGATAATCTTGTAGAACCATCAACCGCGTTAAATGTAGCAGTTGTAACATCCAATGAAGATGTCACAATAATTGGCAACACGTTCGTAAGCGTGCCTGCTACTCCATTGTTATTAATTGCACTTGCACTCCATTCATAGATGCCCCATGAAGTATCAGCTAAATCAAACCAATATGTACCGTCAGCAACTTTGCCACTGGGGCGAACAGTTGTTGGTTGCAGTTGATTTAGGTCAACATCAGCACGAATGACGTAAGCACGATTTCCTAGCCCTAATGAGCTATAAGCTGCCATTAAACCATATTCGTTTAATTCATTACCATGTAATGGGGTACCAGCTGCACTTTGCTGAAATATTGGGTACCCTAAACTAGCTACTAGTTCTCGTTGACTACCAAAAACTTGTAATATGCCTGCGTTGGCTTTACTCGTGCCAGTGGCATAAGTACCATTGGCTGTTTTGTCTTGTGCGGTAGCTAGTACAATTAGAGGTACTGTGCCAAGAGCTGTAGAAATATATTGTGTTTCATCTGTTACTGTTATCTGCAAACCTGGAGAGACTAGTGCCATAGTATTATTCCTTTACTAATGCTGTTGAAGATATTTAGCCATTGAATGGATTTTTTGGTGTCTAGCCTGCTCTTTATAAAGATTAACCTATTTTCGGGGGTTTTAAGGATAAATATCTGTATGAAGACTCGCGGATTATGTCCTACATGCAATCAACGACCAGTAGCCATCAACTACCATCGTGGTGAAGTTACTTATTATCGAAAGGTTTGTGATGTGTGTCACCGACTAGGTAGAAAGATCAAGCCATTGAATCCTAGTTGGGCTAAATCTGGATACAAAAAAAAGCCACATTGTGAAAAATGTGGCTTTAAAGCTAAGCTGCCTACACAGCTTGGAGTGTTTTATGTTGATGGCAATCTCAAGAATTCTGATTGGAACAATCTTAAAACTGTGTGCCTAAACTGTCAACAAGAAATATACAGACTCAATCTTGGGTGGCGTCAGGATTCGATACGACCAGATTTTTAACTTGGGCATAAAGTTCATCAATTGAACCATTATTTTCTATAATTGCGTCAAATTTAGTGCCTACCCAGTTCCATTCACTAAGATGAATTCCATTCAAAAAAGATGCATTTCCAAGACCTTTATTAGCTAACAGTGCAGAGTCGTACCAGACGGGTAATGGTCCTCTACGCACCCAACATACTTTTCCTCCTGCTTTTTGAATAGATTGAATCTCATTCACAAATCTGCAGTCACTGATAACAATATTATCTTGATAAGTTCTAAGCCTATTTTCTACACTGGCTATCCAAATATCATTGTGAAATCCTTCACGACATACTTCAGTGCCCCATAACTGCAAAACTAAGCGAGGAGTGAGATTAGGCATATTTAGACGATTTGCCCACCAAATATCAACAGTTTCTCGCCATTCTCGACTATATGCAGTCCTGCCTTCAAGCAGTTCTCGATCCCAGCCGAATACAGAAGCCACCGCATCTTTTAGACTGGCTGCAAAACTGTCTCTACGAAATCCATGAAAATTAACCAAATAATCTGCAATAGTGTCTTTGCCACTGCCAATCCAACCAACGATTCCAACAAGCATACAGTGCTCCTCGATGTGAGCTATCACTGTACTCTATTATTTCCTGTCAATCAATATAATAGGTTTAACCAGTGACCCAAGTTATTGGTGTTGAACCATCAACATAAGTTTTCAAATCTTCTACTAATTTTTCCATCTCAGCATTAGCTTCGTTCTTTAATGCGTCGCCATTGAGACTGGTTCCGCTCTGAGGTCCTGCTATTGTGCTAAATTTACTACGAGCTTCGCCTACAATAAGCTTACAAAAACTGTAAGCATAATCTTGAATCCAAGGATATGTATACGTATCGTTGAGAATCATTTGATCTGGCTTGACATTGTAGATATGCAGTAACACGCTTTCAAACTGACTACCCGGCTGACTGCCGCCGGTGGAGCCGCCATACGCAAACGGCATTTTACGCACAATAGTCAACTTTTTAGTTGTTGGATTCCATGAGAAGTTCATAAACCCACCAAACATGCGCATGGCTAGTTTCTGATAATCTACAAACAGTTCATAGTTTGTCAGACCGCCCACGCGACCTGCTACCAACATGTAAGTGTTCAAATAGCCTGAAGCAAATGGTTCAAACTGGCTAGCTGTTGTTCCAGTGACTGAACCAATGCCTCTGCGATATATTGCTCGCACTGTTTGTATTTCTGGAGGCAAAATATATTCTTGTGTTTCTGGCAATAAATCTAAAAATGCAAATGATTCTTCTACTGAGTTCTGGGCACGCTGACGATATTTGACCAATGCCTGATTGATTGCCATCTCATAATGTTCTTTTTCAAGTTCTACATCTACGATGCCATCTGCCAATCTCATGCGAATATAATCAGTTATTTGCGCACGTTTCAAGTCTGATGTTGGCAGTACGGTTGGATCATATTTGATCGGCCCTGCACCAGTGCCAGTAGTTGGATTATATAAACTGGTAGTAGGTAAACTGTTGTAAGCTGATAAGTTACCTTCGATAACAGGCTGTTGTGCTGGCAATGATGGCATTGGTATATCCTTTAGCTGTATTTATCGCATAAATACAAGATTATCGGAGAGTATTACATTGGCTCGCTTAAGTTTATGGAAAGATGGTCGTCATAGCAATGACTACAAGTTCTTTGATCGCCGAATCAGCGAAATGTTTACGGTGGGAGGAACTGGCATTCTAGTTCACAAGTATCTAGGCACAAACGCCGGGGGTCTATTATTATCGACCAATGCTACTCAGGCCAGTGTCGGAACAGTGCTAAACTTTGCCAACACACTGAGTGTTAATATTGGTGATGCAGTAAGCGGCACAGGTGTTGTAGCTGGAACTACAGTGGTTGCCAAAGATGCTGCCACAATAACACTAAGTCAAAGCACAGTCACAGCAGTGCCCACTGGCACTAGCATAGGATTTACCGGGCAAGCAGCTAAACCAGCTTATGCAAATCAAAGTGCATTAAACATTCAAGATTTATTATTCATGGAAAACCGCGATAGAAAATATGACACTAGTATCTACAAGATGCGTGGAATTTATCAGGTTGCAGACCAGGACTTTGATTTGAGTCAATTTGGATTATTCTTGGCTACAGGTACATTATTCATGGTTTTTCATTTAAATGACATGATTGATATCTTAGGTCGTCGTATCATGAACGGCGATGTTCTAGAACTTCAACATTTGGTAGATTATGATCCTATAAATCAAGATTTGCCAGCAGCACTTAAGCGATTTTTTGTAGTTGGAGATTGCACTCGTGCCAGTGAAGGTTATAGTCCAACCTGGTGGCCTCATCTGTGGCGTTGCAAATTAAATCCATTAGTTGACAGTCAAGAATACAAAGACATTTTAAACAACATAACTGCTGGCACAAACAATACCCCGTTGAGTCAAATTTTGAGTGTTTATAATACAAATATAGCTATAAATGATGCTATTATCAAAGAAGCTGAGCAAAATCTTCCGCAAAGTGGATTTGACACAAGTCCATTATATGTCAAGCCATTGAACATTGACGGCACTATACCAAATAACAACGCTACCACTGCTGATAATAACCTGCGTGATGCTAGTAATATTACTGAACATGCTGACGAGGCATTTATATCACCTACTAGCAAGATAGAAGGATACCTCACAGGTGATGGATTAGCACCCAATGGATTTCCTGTTGTGCAAGGTATATCATTTCCTGATTATGCCAAAGCCGGAGAATTTGCTCTTCGCACGGATTACATACCTAATCGTTTGTTTAGATTTGATGGTACCCGGTGGATACGTATAGAGGACGTACAGAGAACTAATTTAACGCCAAATAGTGATCAGAACAAGACATTGTTCTCAGGATTTACTCATAACAGTACTACATGGGTTGACAGCCAAGGCAACACCCGGCATGAAAAACAATCGTTGGCTGACGCTCTTAAACCTAAAGCAGATAATTGAGATCTATACCAATGACAGTTGAATCTAACTTTTTTTATTCTGGGCAAATCCGAAAGTTTATTGGACAATTTATACGCATGGTGTCAAATCTAGAAGTAGAATTTGGCAAAGATCGTAATGGAATCGTTTCGCTACAGCGCGTGCCAGTAATATATGGTGATCAAAATCGCCAAGCTGCACAAATTGTAAAAAGCAACAGTGAAAATACATTAAACAGCGTGCCTATCATGGCTGCTTATGTAAGTGGATTATCTTACGACAGAGACAGAGTTCAAAATCCCACATTTGTCAGCAAAATGCAGCTACGTCAGCGTGAATTTGATCCAGTGACTGGCACATTTTTAGATAGACAAGGTGATGCTTTCACTGTAGAAAGATTGATGCCAGTGCCATATAAACTAACAATGAAGCTGGATATTTGGACTAGTAATACAGAACAAAAACTTCAGTTATGGGAACAACTGGCTGCAATGTTTAACCCAGCAATGGAAATACAGAGCAATGACAGCTATATCGATTGGACTAGTTTGACTTATGTATTACTGACAGATAGTAACTGGGACAGTCGCAGTGTTCCTACTGGCCAAGAAGATCCAATTAGTATTGCTACTTTGACTTTTGAAATACCTATCTGGGTAAGTACCAGCATCAAGCTCAAGAAAATGGGTGTGATACAAGCTATCTACTCCAAGCTAGATGAACTCACTGTACCTTCTACCAAGTTCATAAGCACTGGTGAGTATGAAGGCAGAACAGGCGGTACTGCCAATGAGGGTGCTGCGGTAGAACAGTTGGGACCAGATTATTTTACTATCTATGATTTACAACAGTTCGATTTGAAAATATATACTTTATTGAATTATGCATTGCTGGTAAACAATGTTAACAGCACAATTATTTTGACAGTTCTACAAGCATATGAACCAGTCACAGATGATCCTTTTAGACCTACTACTAGTTTGTCAGATCCATATAGAGTTTCGTGGGCTGATTTGTTAGATCAATACGGCAGATATCGTTCTGGTATAACTCAAATCAGACTCCGTCAAGACAATGGTAGTGAAATCATTGGCACAATTGCAATTGATCCTACTGATAGCTATCAAATGATCTTTACTCCGTTTATTGATACTTTGCCTTCAAATACTTTAAATCCTATAAATGCAATAATTGATCCATTGAATGTTAATGTTGGCAGCATGCTAACTTCTCCAGCTGTGGGAACTCGTTATTTGTTGTTAGATGACATCGGCAGTTATTCTAATTTAAACGGTGCTCTTGCTTGGAGAGGCACTGATGGCCAAGATTTAGTTGCTCACAAATATGATATTATAGAGTATAATGGCTCGCATTGGAGTGTTATGTTTGACAGTCAAAGCAATGACGAACTAGCTTATGTTACCAACCTTACCACACATATACAATACAAATGGATAGATTTTCAATGGATCAAGAGCTACGAAGGCAGATACCCAGGCGGACAGTGGAGCATAGCGATCTAACTGCTGCTGGTGCTTTAATATTCTGTCGCTCAACTTACCGATATTTGTTCCTGCTACGTTCTGGATGTCGTTATCACGGCAACTGGGGGCTGGTAGGGGGTAAAATAGAAGATGGTGAGTCAATCATTCAGGGTCTATACAGAGAAATACAAGAAGAAATAGGTCAAGACTTATCTGGAAAAAAGATTATTCCAGTAGAAAAGTTCACCAGTGATTCAGGAAAATTTTTCTATCACACATATGTGATTATTGTAGATCATGAGTTTGCCCCAAAGTTAAATGCTGAACACAACAGATATTGCTGGGTTCGTCTAGAGGACCATCCTAAGCCTTTACACCCAGGTGTATGGCGAACATTTAACTTTGAGTCCGTGAAAGAAAAAATCAAAGTCATCGAAAACGTTTTAGAACTCAATAATAACTGCACCAGTTCCGCCGACGGCGCCAGCGACAGTGATGGCAGCAGCAGCCCCTGAAACTGCTCCGCCGCCGCCAGCACCTGTGCCAGCTGAACCTGCAAAAGCACCAGTGAGTGCTACGTTACCAGCACCAGCACCCATTCCTAAATAACCCGGTGCTCCCATTCCTCCGTGTGCTGACGTAGCAGCAGCAGTAGATGATGATGGGCCGCCATAAGAACCAGCAAATGCTATAAACTGACCTGTTATTATACCAGAGCCTGAGATAGTAGAAATAGTGCCGCCTGCTCCACCTGCCTTACTAGTAGAGACTGCAGTGCCTACAGCACCACCAGAACCACCAGGTGAGCTTATTACTATGTTAGCACCAAAGCCTGCCCTTGTGACAGCGACGTTGCTAGTACCGCCGCCACCGCCGGCTGCGTTAACTGCTGCTCCTCCACCCGCACCAACCGAATAATATAATGTACCGCCCGGCGTTACGTCTGTAAAATAATATTTTCCAACTGCGCCGCTGCCGCCACCACCTCCAGCTGCACCCGCAGCGCCGCCCGGGCCACCGCCACCACCGCCACCACCTCCGATAACGGTTACTTCAAGTTTAGTAACACCTGCAGGAATTGTCCATGCTACGTTTGCAGCAGTGGCTGTTGTAAAAACTTGAGCATTTGCAAATCCACCATATCTACGAGTGTATGCAGTTGATGCCAATGTACCAGAGTTATCGTTGATAGCTGCGTTAGTAGTATTCACGCCGCTCAAAGGATTTGCCAATGCTAGTGTTACGTTGCCGCTGTTTTGAGTCACTGTGATTTGGTTAGCTGTGCCTACAGTGTCAGGACTGATAGTAGTCCAGTTCACTGCGCTTAGAGAAACACCTGACCACATGCCACCAGCTGTGATGGTCGCTGGGTTATTAACTGGAAGTTGATCAATCAATCCACCAACCGGTGGATATAAATTTAAAGCATTTGCGCCATCGTTGGCTATGAAAATTGTTGTTCCTGGTGGCGCCAAAGGCAATGTTGCACCACTGCCTGCTGCTACAGTTGTAAACTGAGTATTTGTTGTTCTGATTAAATAAGCAGTTGCCTGAGTTGTTCCTGTAGCAGTTACTGACGATGTTGTAGAAAGTGCAGCGAATGCATTACTTGCAGTTTGTATTATATTGCCGCCTACTGTTATATTAGAAACAATAGAAACATCATTTGTTAATGCAAAATTCACGTTACCGCTGTTTTGAGTCACTGTTATTTGGTTAGGTGTTCCCACACTATCCGGATTTAATGTAGTCCAATTAACTGAAGTCAATGATACGCCAGTCCACGTACCCAGTGCTACTATGTTAGCAGCATTATTAATTGGCAATTGGTCAATTACACCACCGCCAGGTGGGAATAGACTTATTACGTTATTGCTATCATTGGCAATAAAAATCATTGTTCCCGGTGAAACACTCGGTAATCTTGCAGCGTAATTAGTTGCAGTAGAAGTTGTAAACTGTGTACTGGTAGTGGTTAATAGATATGCTGTAGCTTGTGTAGTGCCCAGAGCAGTTGCACCAACTGTATCTGAAAAAGTTACAAACGAGTTAGCAGCATCCTGAAAGATATTTCCCCCAATATAAACGTTGCCGCCTACGCCTACACCACCTGTTACCTGCAATGCACCAGTGGTTGTGCTGGTACTAGCAGCACCTGAACTGACATTGGCAGTGGTAGCTGCCACAGCACCCCAGTGAGTTGTGCTTACTAGACCTGCAGGTGAAGTTAAATTACCTGATGTAGCATTAAATGTTAAACCTGAGTTTACGCCAAGAGCTGTATTACCACCTGCTATATTACTGAATGTGGGATAGAAAGTTTGCGTGGTATAGGCTGTTGTTTGTGCATAGATAGCTGCGTTAGCTGTTGCTGCCCAGTTAGGATTTGTACTGGCTGCATAGCTTACACCATTGCTCCAAAACAAGCCAGTGCCGCCCATGTAAATGTTGCCACCAATGCCTACACCACCTGTGACTACCAGAGCACCAGTGGTTGTACTGACACTGACTGTAGTGCCAGCTGCTACTACGTTACTAGAAGTATTATCATATATTAAACTAGCTGCACCCGCAAAAGTGCCGCCGTTGTTATACTGAACTTGATTTTGAGAGCCTCCGGGTGAACCTGAGCCTCCGCCTGTACTGTATACATTGTTATTGCTTGCCCAGAATATACCTTGGCCACCTATGTAAATATTACCTGAGTTGCCACCTGTGCCAACATATATATTACCGCCTACACCTAGACCACCAGAGACTACAAGTGCGCCAGTTGTTGTGCTGGTACTAGTTGTAGTACTGGCTACCACTACGTTACCAGAAGTATTATCATATTTAAGACTACTACTGGTAGCTAATGTGTTTGAACTTGTTAGATAAGGTATGCCATTGACAGTACCATTAGCGATAGTCGCATTTGCTGGGAATACAAACCCGTTGCTATTTTTATAGTATATGATACCATCGGTGTAATTTATTGAAAGCTCGCCAAAAGATAAACTAGAAGGTGCAGGCACTTTTGCTGCGACCGATGATTTTTTTAACAATATTGTATTAGACATAAGCTACTCCTAACAAGGAAAAAAATAATTCAGTAAAAACTGATATAGTGGCAGATAATCTGCCACTATATTTATCTGAGCCTAATAGGTTCCACCATCAATTATCGCCGAATCTTTTATATAAAGATTATTTAAACTATCAACTATATTTGTAGCACTATTTATAACAATAGAGTTACCTGAGCCTAATCCACTACCTATGCCTACACCACCTATGACTACTAGAGCACCAGTTGTTGTGCTGGTGCTAGCTGCACCTGAACTGACATTGGCTGTTGTAGCAGCCACCGCACCCCAGTGAGTTGTGCTTACTAGACCTGCAGGTGAAGTTAAATTACCAGTGGTAGCATTGAAAGTAAGCCCTGAGTTCACACCAAGAGCTGTATTACCACCTGCTATATTACTGAATGTGGGATAGAAAGTTTGCGTGGTATACGCAGTAGTTTGTGCATAGATAGCTGCGTTAGCTGTTGCTGCCCAATTTGGATTTGTACTAGCTGCATAGCTTACACCATTTGACCAAAACAAACCAGTGCCACCCATGTAAATGTTGCCACCGACACCTACACCACCTGTTACCTGTAAAGCACCTGAGGTTGTACTGCTGCTGGCTGCACCTGAACTGACATTTGCTGTGGTCGCAGCAACAGCGCCCCAAATAGTCGTGCTTACTAGACCTGCAGGTGAAGTCAAGTTACCCGTGGTAGCATTGAATGTCAAGCCTGAGTTTACACCAAGAGCTGTATTACCACCAGCTATGTTACTGAAAGTAGGATAGAAGGTTTGTGTTGTATACGCAGTAGTTTGTGAATAGATAGCTGTGTTGGCTGTTGCTGCCCAGTTGGGATTTGTACTAGCTGCATATGACACACCATTTGACCAAAACAAACCAGTACCACCCATGTAGATATTGCCGCCTATGCCAACACCACCTGTGACTACCAGAGCACCGGTTGTTGTGCTGCTGCTGGCTGCACCTGAACTGACATTTGCTGTGGTCGCAGCAACAGCGCCCCAAATAGTCGTGCTCACTAGGCCTGCAGGTGAAGTCAAGTTACCCGTGGTAGCATTGAAAGTAAGCCCTGAGTTTACACCAAGAGCTGTATTACCACCAGCTATGTTACTAAAAGTAGGATAGAAAGTTTGTGTTGTGTACGCAGTAGTTTGTGCATAGATAGCTGCGTTAGCAGTTGCAGCCCAATTTGGATTTGTACTAGCTGCATA